GACGACGGTCTGGGGCTGTGTCCGGCTGCTGGCCGACAGCGTCTCCACCCTGCTGTTGCACGTCTACCGGGGCGACAGCAGGGACCCGATCCCGCCCCCGCCGCTGCTGCAGCGGCCCTCGGCCGACTTCCCCGAGCTGGCCGACTGGCTCTGGGCCGTCATGGCGTCGCTGCTGCTGCGCGGCAACGCCTGGGGCGTCATCACCGACCGCCGCGGCGCCGGCCTGCTCCCCGCCCAGGTCGACCTGATCCATCCCGACCGGGTGGCGGTCGTGACCAACGGCGACGGCCGCCGCGAGATCCGCGTCAACGGCGAGCGCCAGGACCCCGCTGACCTGTTCCACGTCAAGGCCTTCACCTGGCCCGGCGAGCTGCTCGGCCTGTCACCGATCGCCTACGCCAGAGAGACCATCGGCCTCGGCCTCGGGGCCGAGAAGTACCGCGCCAAGTTCTTCGGCGACGGCGCCCTGCCCGCCGGGGTGCTCACCTCAGACCAGCGCATCGACCAGATCAAGGCCGAGCAGCTCCAGGCGCGCTGGGAGGCCCGGCACAAGGGCAAGCGCCGCATCGCCGTGCTCGGCGACGGCGCCAAGTTCCAGCCCATCACGATCGCCCCCGACGAAGCGCAGTTCGTCGAGACCCAACGGTTCAACGTGGCCGCCATCTGCCGGCTGTACGGCGTCCCGCCCGAGGCCATGGGCGGCGAGACCGCCGGCCACGAGGCCTACACCAGCCCCGAGCAGCGGTCCACCGACCTGCTGGTCTGGACGCTGCGCCCCTGGCTGTACCGCATCGAGCGGGCCGTCACGACCCTCCTGCCCAGCACGCAGCGGGCCAAGTTCAACGCCGGGGCCCTGGTCCGGGCGACCCTGCTCGACCGCTATCAGGCCCACAAGCTCGGCATCGAGGCCGGCTGGCTGCTGCGCTCCGAGGTCCGGGAGCTGGAGGACCGCCCACCCATCGCCGGCATCGACAACCCGCCGCCCGCTCAGGAGGGCATCGCATGAACCACGTCGAGTACCCGGCGACCCTGCACCTGCGTGACGACGGCGACGGCCGCACCATCGAGGGGCCGCTGCTGCCCTGGGGCGTCGAGGCCCGCGTCCTGGACCGGGGACGCCTGGTCGTCGAGACGTTCCAGCGCGGGGCCCTGGCCGGCGCGGACCCGGCCAGGGTCCCGCTCACCGCCACCCACCCCCGCGACGCCGGCACCCTGCCAATCGGTCGCACCGTCGAGCTGCGCGACGCAGCCGACGCGCTGCACGGCGCGTGGTACGTCTCGGACACCGCGCTCGGGAACGAGGTCCTGGCCCTCGCCCGCGACGGCGTCCCGCTCGGCCTGTCGGTCGGGTTCCTGGAGATCCCCGGCGGGAGTCGCTGGTCACCCGATCGCAGCCGGGTCACCAGGACCAGGGCCGCCCTCGACCACGTCGCCGTGGTCCGAGTGCCGGCCTACGCCGGGGCGGGGATCGTGGGCGTCCGTTCCGGGGTCAACGGACGCCCCACCCCGCTCCTCGACCTGGCCAGGCTCCGCCATGGGTAAGGGCAGCCACGGCCTTGGCGGCCGCAAGAACGCCGGCGCCTGGCCCGGCTACAGCCACCGTCGCCGCTTCCTCGGCTGCCACCGCCCCATCGTCTGGGGGGAGCGGTGCGAGGACTGCAAGCGGGGGCTGATCGCACGCCGACGACGCAAGCCGCGGTGAGCGAGGCCGTTTCCCCCCATGGGGCCGCCCCCTCGACCCCGCCGCAGCCGAACTTTCCAACACTCTCCGAGAGCACCGATCAAGGCGCCAGCGACGGCCCGGTGGTCGCGTGAAGGCCGAGCCACTACTCGGAGAGATACTCCGAGAACTCGCGGAGGATGTTTGTAGCCTTCTCTTGAAGCTCCTCTGCGGTTGCTTCACCCTGCGTTTCCGCGAGCGACAACAGCAGCCAAGCACTCATGTTGAGCAGGCCGACAGTGAGATTGGTTGCACCCGGCCCGCTTGGGTCACGTTCGAGGTTGGCGATGTGGTCGATGGCTTGTTGTTGGTCCTGCAGCCACAGGGTCAGGCACTCGACGGCGACTTGAGTGGCGGTTGCGAGGTTGCTCTTGTCCATGGCGTCAGGATATGCCCATGAGGGCGGGCCCCAAGGGCACGGTTACGGCCCCGCCGCTCGACCTTCGCCGCCTCCCGCGCCAGGGTGGCGCCAGGGCGACCCGGTTCATCGAGCGGTACGTGACCGTGCCCAAGGGCACCGGGAACCGGCGTCGTATGCGGCTGCGCCCCTGGCAGAAGGCCATCGTTCACGGCCTGTTGGACGAGCCCCGGCCCCGTCAGGGCCTCGTGAGCATCCCCAGAGGCAACGGCAAGTCCACCCTGGCCGCCGCCATCGGTTTGTACGGGCTGCTGGGCGATGGGGTGGAGGGCGCGCAGGTCTATTGCGTCGCCAGCGACGAGCGGCAGGCCCGGATCGTGTTCAACACCGCCCGGGCGCATGGTCGAGCTTGACCAGGACCTCGCCGAGCGGGTCCAGGTGTTCAAGGACCACCTGTATGTGCCCCATACCGACTCGTCGCTGTTCGCGCTGCCCGCCGACCCGGCCGGCCTGCAAGGCTGGGACCCGTCGCTGTGCGTGGTCGACGAGCTGCACGTCGTCACCGCCGACTGCTATGAGGCGATGCTGCTGGCCGCGGGCAAGCGCGACCGGAGCCTGCTGCTGGCCATCTCCACCCCGGCCGCCGACTCCGATTCGGTGATGTGGTCGCTGGTCGAGAAGGGCCGCCTCGGCGGCGATCCCGGGTTCCGGTACTTCGAGTTCGCCGCCCCGATGGCCTGTGAGATCGACGACGAGGAGGCCTGGGCGACCGCGAACCCGGCCCTGGACGACTTCCTCCACCGGGATGCGCTCCGGGCGACTCTGACCACCGCCCGGGAGACGAGCTTCCGCCGGTTCCGGCTGGGCCAGTGGACCCAGATCAGCGACGCCTGGTTGCCGCCCGGCGCCTGGGCCGCCTGCGCGGATACGGGCCGGGAGATCCCGGACATGGCCGACGTGGTGCTCGGGTTCGACGGCTCCTACAACGGCGACACCACCGCCATTGTGGCCGCCACCGTGGAGGAGCTGCCCCATCTGGAGCTGGTCGGCCTCTGGGACCGCCCGGAGGGCGCGAGGGAGTGGGCCGTGCCGGTGCTGGACGTTGCGCAGGTCCTGCGGGACGCCTGCCGCCGCTGGCAGGTCCGCGAGATCGCCTGCGACGTGTTCCGGTGGGCGCGCAGTTTCCAGATCCTCGAGGGCGAGGGGCTGCCGGTGGTCGAGTACCCGCAGACCCCATCGAGGATGACCCCGGCCACCACCCGCTTCTATGAGGCCGTCATGCTGGGCACCGTGACGCACTCGGGCGACCGGCAGATGGCCCGCCACGTCGACAACTGCACCGTCCGGGAGGACACCCGGGGTGTGCGGCTGTCCAAGGAGCACCGGTACTCCAGACGCCGCATCGACGCCGCGGTGGCCGCGGTGATGGCGTTCGACCGGGCCGCCCAGCTGGCCGGCGACCGGGGGCCGAGCATCTACGTCTGAGCTACTTCGGTTCGGTCAGGGCGCGCTGGGAGCGCCAGAACTCCTCGTACGGGTCGTGCCTGCGGTACCGCTCCAGGAGTCGCCGGAACGCGAACCACTCCCAGGAGATCGCATACAGCAGCGCGCCGATGACGGCGGTCCCGGCTAGGACCATGACGACGGTTCCGAAGATCACCTCTAGGCTTCCCATACCTCATCCTCCGCGAGCTTCCAGCGAAGCTCCATCGACGCCAGATCGCGCCGAGCCTCCTCCAACCGGCGCTCGCGCCGCTGCGCGCTGTCGTCAACGCCCAGTAGCGCCAGCAGCTCGGCGCACGCGGCCGGGTCGAGCAGCGCCCGCCGCGCCTGCGCCGCGTTGCGCTCGATCCACTCCTCCCGCTCGTCCAACCGACTCCCTCCGAAGGCGGGGAGGGCCCGGGGCCCCGACCGCCGGACCCTCCCCTGGTCGTTCCTGCCTCCATCCCCTAGGCCGAAGCCTTCGAGGCAGGACCGACCTCGCCAGCGAGGAACCGGCACGAGCGGCAGGCGTCGGGAACCAGCGTGAAGTCCTGCATGGGGCACGCCACGTCGGAGCGGGGCGAGATGCTCACCACGCGATCCTCAGTCCCTTCGACGCCAACCAGAGCCCGATTCCGAACGCCGCATAGAAGCGGACGGGATCGACGAGCGCGTACTCGGGCAGTGGAGGCG